TGGCGACCCCTGCAGGACTCGAACCTGCGACCTACTGCTTAGAAGCTAGGTTTTTATGTAATGATTGCGAAATGCTGAGAACAAACTGCTTCTAATATCTGCTACCGAAAATCAATACGTTACATTTCGTTTGCAAACTGCTCTGCGTTTGTCTGACTGTATTTTTAAGATAGCGCGCCTCAACCTGCCGTGGCAAGCGCGGAATGAAAAAAGCCCGCATCAAGCGGGCTTCTTATTTGGCGTTGCACGATAATCTTCTAGCTTCCTTATGGCCTCCTCGGCGAGGGCGGCCTTGCCGCCAAGGTAGTGGGCATCGAGAATGCCCTCGACGTCTTTGAGGCTGTGGCCGGTGATTGCCGCGATCTGCGCCACTGAGCACCCTGCGATTGCCAGACGGGTGACCGCCGTACCACGGAGGTCGTGGAAAGTTAGGTCCGCGATACTGGCCTTGGCTTTTGCCTTCGTCCAGCTTGTGTTGAACCCGTCGGAGGTCCACGGCCGCTTGTCGCGTTTGTTGGTGAGGATGGTGGGCGAAATCCTCGGCATGCTATCCAGCAGCTGTCGAAGCTCGGTGCCAGCCGGTATCTTCACCCGGGCGCCGGTTTTTCCCTGCTTCACCTTGATGTGCGAGCCGTCGTAGTCGCTCCATGGAGCCTTGAGGATGTCTCCCTTGCGTTGGCCGGTCCACAGCGCCATGATCACTGCGGCTTTGATCTCGTCGGAAGCCACGGCGAAAAGGCGAGCCAAGGTTTCGTCGGTCCAGATGTTTTCGTTGCGGTCTACACTGTAGATGCGCCCGCCGCGTTCCGCCTGATTTATCGAGATCCGTCCACGGTCCTTTGCCACCGACAGAATGCGTGCAAGCACCATCCATGCGAAGTCGGCGCTGCGAGGCTTATCCGCCATGCCATCACGCCACTCCTTAAACTTGCCTCGCGCTCGCTTGTCCTGGATCGCGACGAGGCTCATCGTGCCGAATGCATCGCGCACCTTGTCGATGTAGCGACTGTATTCCTTCTGCGACTTCGGGGAGAGGCCGGTGAAGTCGGTGGACGATTTGTATTCGGTAATCAGCCGGTTCATGTTGTCGGTCTGGTCGACGAAGCGATCCTTCGTAGCTTCGACGAATGCCCGCATAAGCAGCGGATCGCCCGGTTGCAGCGGGCGGCCCGCCTTGTCTTTCAACAGCGGGCCGCCGCGCCAGGCGTAGCAGTATGTGATGGTCTTGCCGCTTGCTAGCCGCTTCTTGACCCTAGCTAGACCCTTGAGCTTTTCGCGCATTCTGCTCTCGCTCCCATCGTTCGAACTCGTCCTCGGTATTGTCGTTTGCGGGCTGCAGGACGCTTATCTCATCGAGCTTAGCGTCAATCGCGCGCTTGTCCCACTTGCGAGTGCCGGCAATAGCTGCCGGCATCTTGTGGGTCGATACCCACAGCGAGAAAGTCGACTGCCCTATGCCGAGATAAGCTGCGGCTTCTCTTCTGCCCATTAGGCGAGGGACGTTGTCATTTGCTGGTGACATGGCTGGCCTCCTGCTGGGAGGGTGCTGCGGGGAGAGACGGCAATGGCATCCAATGGGTCGGGTTGAACACGTAGTCTTTCTCATACCGGTCGCGCACGCCATTTATCCATCCTGGCTCGCCGGTTTCAGTTTCATTCCCATCGGGTTGCCAGTAAATGTCTCCGATAACATAAAGTTGGTCCGCTCCGATAACGCGCGTTCCATCTCTCGGCGCTGTCTCTATCGGCCGCCACCGCGCCACTTCCTGCACCTGTGCGGAAACCTTGCCGGTACCATCGCAGTTAGGGCATTCGGCTACTGCTTCGTCGCCAGCATCATTTTGATGCGGATGCCGATACCGCTCCCAATTGGTGACTATCTCACCATTGCCTTGGCACCGCTGGCAGGTTTCGGTTCGCTGTTCGTCGGCGTCCTGCACCTGTGCGGAGAGGGCGGCTTCAGTTATCGCTCGTCTGGCCACCTTTTCGACCTGATCGTCATTCCAGTGACCAATTGGATGCTCTTTGATCACGGACAACATTGCGCTCTTGACGCACTTCTCTACTATTTCACTCTGCATGGTGTTCGCCTCCTGTGCTGGCTAGGGCGGCCGCAGGCTGTTGCCAAACCCTGTTCACGGATTCCAAGAGAAGCTCTACACAAGAAACCTCCACGCTGACGTCGTGCTTGGTGCCGGAACTCATCTCGATGATGATCGAAGCTATATCGCTCGGACTATTCATAGGAGAGTAAAAGCGCAGCGACGCAGGGACGTATCGAATAGACGTGGCGGAAATCAGGTGAATGGGGACGCAAACCTTCCTTCCGAACGGAGAGGCCACCTCAAGAAAGTCATTGTATTTCCCCTTAACAACTCGGACCGGCGGCTCGTAGGATAGAGAGCGCTGCACGGCATCTGCATCTTCCTTCATCTTCTTTTTTTGCATCTCTTCGCGTTCTTCGCGCATGAGCTCATACTCTGACTTGAGGGTGATGGCGGACTTTTCGCGCTTCTTCCAAAACATCATCTTCTCCTCCCGTTATCATTAGCCGCTATGAGCTCACGCAGCTTGGAGGCGATGACGCGATTGCGGCCATCCTTGCGTCGCTCGTGCCATTTGGCGACTGCGACGAGAACGGCCGTCGGTGCGGTTCCGGATGAAAGGTTGGCTACGACTTCAAGACCGTCGCCGCCGTACGGGGCAGGGGTGTAGGTGGTGTCGCGTCTTCTCGACATGTTTGTTTCCTCGAGTGGTGGTGGTGGTGGTCAATAAGCCCACATCAGCACTGCGGTGATAAAGAGCAACAAAGCCAGAAAACTGGCTATGTCCTTCAACAGGTCGGCGTGCTCGGTGAGGATGATTTGCTTGACGGTCGGCTGTTCGATGACAGCCGCGCTCATTCGCCGGCCTCCAGCGCCTCGACACGGCCGACGCGAACAAACACCTCAAAGGTGCCGCCATGCTCTTTGTGAAGGCGTGCGGCTTCACCTAGCGCTGAATCGTAGGAGGGGTGCTCAAAAGGCCACATGCAGGGACGAATGCGTCCAGTGCTGTCGCCGCGGCGGAATACGAAGTGGCCACCGCCGACTTCCTCGCCGTTGCGGGGCTTCTTGGGGAAGCGGCGCATGTATTCGTATTTCGTCTTGGGCTTGCCGTGCTTCTTTGCCTTGTGGTCCGGGCGCTTCATTGGCTCGGCGGACTGGGCAATAGCGCCGTGTGCGGCAACGGCGATATCGTCGAATTCTTCGGGACGTGGTCTGTACATGGTTTATCTCCTCTTGTGGTGGCCAGCTTGGTTTGCCGGGACAAGAGGAGATATAGACCTACAAACTTATATCGTCAATCACAAAGTTTGTTATCTTGTGAATTTAGTATTTGCCGGCGAGAACGATCGGGTGAGTCGTTAGGACCTCATTGACGTCGAACTGGATTTCGATAGGAGGATTGTACTGCCGTAAAACTAGATTGTTCCCCTGCCGGCCAACGTACTCTTTGACGTATCCCCAAGGCGGAGAGCCGTCGTCCTCTATCGGTTTGAGCTGCACAATCACGTCGTCGCCTCGACGAGCGGGCTTGCCTGGGTGGACCCAAACGGTCTCGCCAGCTTTAAAGCGAGGATACATCGACTCCCCATCAATATAGACCGCATACGCTCCCGCTACGTTCTCTAGAGACGGAGGGCAGACCACATAGTCGATCACGCTGCCATTGAATATGTAACGCCCGTCCTCACCTCCAACGGCCATGCCCAGGACGGGGAGCATTTTGTTCGTTGTTACAATCTGTTGGCGGGGGGCAAGGGTGGCGTTAGGCGTTTGGCGAGTTGGTCGAAGCAAAGGAATTCGATCATCGAGATCAGGGACTTCTTCCTCAGTGCGTGGCATTTTTCGGAAGCCCAGATCTCGTACCCAAGCCTCCGCAGGAAGATCAGGTCCTGCGTCCCTCCTAACTGCTACCATAATTGAGTCGAGTTCTATTTCTCGCAGGCCAAGAGCACGCGCCGCAGCTTTCCAATAAGAAGGCTTGATAACATCCCCATTCAGCCAGTTACTGATGTTTTGCTGACTAGTGCCTACGACCCGAGCGAGCTCGCTTGCATTGCCGTCAAACTTTTCACGAAGCTTTTCGTTGAGAAGACGTGTAAGGGCCGTTTCCATCGCATTATCCTTAGTTTCCACAATGATTTAGCAAAAATAACGCATTTACACAAACAAACTTATTGACCTAAAAATTGTTTGTGTTAGTTTGTGAATCAACAGCGGCCAAACAAGAAGCCGACAGGGCAACAGACCCCAAGACGAACCTGCAGCATGAAAGGGAATGCGCATGTTTAAGGATTGCGAAAGAAGACGATCGACGACCCAAGCGCCGATCGGCATGAGCGCCATGACGGCGAGAAGAAGATGGGAGCATGAAGCTCCCGACCGCAGAAGAAGATGGCGGCCAGTGACCGGGCCGCCGTGAACGCCAGCAACCAACTGGCGATAACAAAACCAATAATGCCAGAAGGGGAGACGACTATGAGAAAGACAGCAAACAATGACTTCGAAAAATCAGCGCCGGTGGAGCATGAAGCTCTGCCGGCGTTGTCGTGCATGCAGCAAAAAACGAAAAGGGGCGTAATGAGCCGGCACCACCCGTAACTCCGCCCCTTCTCCGTACTAACACGCCGAGGAGACCTTCGCCGTAAGGCGGGATCAAAGCGCGTATTCCATATCCGCCACCACAGCGGACAATCAACCTCCTACACAAATTTGTAGGAATTGTCAAGCGGCATTCCGAGCCACCACCTCGCTATGCTGTAACCACCCGCTCCGAAAGGACGATGACATGAACAGCTTCCACGTTCTTCACTTCAAGCTGCGATCCGTCGTAGCGGCCAAGCTGCACGGCGCCGTTGCTCATTCCTTCGAAGCGCCCAATCCAAGCGAATCCGCCGGAATGGGCCAGAACGTCGTCACCGGCTGCGGGCCAGCGGGAAGGGTCGAGCCAAGCCTTTACGCCGACGTGGAAGACTGGCTCCATCACTTTCGTGTCGATGATGATCGCGTACCTGCCTTCAGGAATACGTTTGCGGCCGTCGTTGATGGGCTCGAATTTGAATTTACCGGCCTTGCGGTCGGAGATTTTGCCGTAGGTGCGGGCAACCGTGATCGGAGTGATGGAAGGGGAGGTTTCGGCCGCCTCGCGAGCCATCTCCGCCACATCTTCTTCGGAGACGCCGAGGAAGGCGGCAATCGCCGGGAATTGTCTTGGTCTCGGTATGACACCAGCTTTCCAGGTGCTGAAGGTCTGCTGAGGCACGCCTAACTCTTCGTAGACAGCGCGATCCTTAACGGCTCTCCGCTTCTGTTCTTTCAGTATCGACTGCAGGAGGCGCGACTTAACTTCAGGCATGCATCCACCTTGGTGAAATCTTGACAAATTTGTAAAAATAGTTTAGTTTCATAACCCTGTCGCTTTGTCAACCACAAGGCGGCCACCACCCAGAGGAGACGACATGACGCTTATCACCAGCACTATGCTGGCGGATATGCACGCGCGCCGTGAAAACGGTGAGAGCGTCGCAGATATCGCCGCCAGATACAACGTCAAGCCAATGGCAGCATACCAGCGGCTTCGGCGCACGTACGGCCTGCACAAGCAGCGCGCCTTCATTCCAGCCAATGACAACAATCCCGACCGCACGACGCACCTGTCGCCACACAACGGCGGATGCTCTACGCTTTCCGGCCTTATGCCGGTTTCGCTCCCGCGCGTTCTTGCCGCCGCAAACGACAATGATGAAGATCTGGCGGCCGGGCAGGCGGTCAACGACTACGCGCTGCGTGGGGTGGCGGCATGACCCGGCAAGAGGATTGCACGTACCTGTATTTCAAGGGGAGCGGGAAGTGGAAATACGAAGGCCGCGGGTTCTTTCCGACGGCTGACGTTTTCACCATCCAGCGCGAGCACATTGTCGCTGAAAACGGCGGCATGCCAGGCATCAGCACTCTCGGTGATGACCTGTTTGTAATCATCATCCCTGACGACAATTGCGCTCATCCCTTCGCATATCCACGGATGATTAAGCCGGAGGGTTTCGAATGACCTGCGACTGCGAATTTTTCAATTTCGGCGATCCGGTCCGCAACAGACAAAACCCTCATCTCACTGGCGTCGTCATCGGCGATCGCAACTGGGGTAGCGAGTACCAGGTGCGCCTCGCTGACGGCGCCTCGACGATCTGGTGGCACGGCTTCGAGATCGAGCACGATCCGGACGGTGAGCCGCCGGCGAAGGAAAACGACGACACCAACGTCGTCAAGGTCGACTTCACACAACGGCGCGTGATTACGCCAGATACAGAAACCGGGGGAGCGGCATAGCCGCAATCCCGCATCCACGCGCCAATCACGCTGTGTAACCCAGGAAGGAGTTGCGCGTTGGGTTTCGATAGCGGCTGGCTACCAACCAGCCGCACTTCACCACATCATTGAGGAGATATCCATGAGACAGGCGCACCTTGCGCATCAGACCGGGCTCACGCGCACCGGCAAGATCAACATGCTCAACCGCAAGCCTTATCGCACCGCTGCGCAGAAGGCCGAGGCACGTCGCACGGCTGAAAAGATCGGCGGCACATACGTCAGCAACGCACCTGTGAGCTATCACCGTGCGGTTCGGGCGAGGGCGGAGGGATGAAGATAAAAACCGAAGTCATCGTCATCCATGAAACCGTCCTTCAATCTTATCTCGTCGATAGTAGCACCTTCCTACTTTTCGCCGCGCTGATCGGACTCGGCGTCTATTTGGATAGTTCTGCCATGCAATGGGTCGGCGCGATCATCGGATTTCTAACGATGGCTGGGCGCATCAGTCGCCTCAACCGCTTAACGATCGATCAAGCGCGTAAGCGTCTTGATGCGTTGGGGGCGGGTGAATGACCAACCAAAAATCACCATGGCACACCGAATCCATCACGGCACCACCGCTCGACCACGTCCCTGTCACTCCGACGCCGCGCAAGTACGTTCGCCGTGGCTTAAAGCGCGCCGCTTTGGCCGGAGTAAGCGCAGCAGCGTCGATCGGCCTCATCATGCTGTTTCCGTTTGCGGTCGTCGCAATCGCCGTCCTCGGCGCATTCTGGTGGCTGAAATGCCTCCTTTACGCTCGCTGATCGCAAACTGGCAGTGGCTGATCGTCTTTGCAGCCGCTGCCTACATCGCAGCCATCATATTTACCGCACCACCACACTGAGGAGGCCATATGGCTATTTCACTTTCGTCCCTGAAGTCGACGAAGAGAGCAGACCCGCCTGTCATTCTGCTTTACGGCGTCGACGGCATAGGCAAGACCAGCCTAGCTGCTGAATTCCCTGACGCGCTTTATTTGCCAACAGAAGGCGAGCGCACACCGTCCGACGTTGAACTCGTCACGCCTGGCACCATTGAAAGCTTCGACGAACTGCTGGACGTTTTCGGCGAACTGCTCACCGAGGAACACGACCGCAAGACGGTTATTGTCGACAGCCTCGACGGTCTGGAGCCGCTTGTATGGGAAGCTACCTGCCGCCGCATCGGCGTGGCCTCAATCGAGGAGGCTGGGTTCGGCAAAGGTTACGTGGAAGCCGATAGCGAATGGAACGAGCTTATGGCGGCGGTCTCCGCCCTCGCTCAGCGTGGCATCTGCGTAGTGATGCTTGCGCACCCCGAGATCGTCCGCTTCGACAGCCCTGTCACAGACCCCTATAGCCGCTATCAGCCGAAGCTGCACAAGCGCGCCAATGCGCTGGTCCGCGAGAAGTCCGACATCGTCGCCTTCATGAACTACCGCGTCTCCATCAAGGAGAAGGAAGTCGCGCGACAAACGAAGGTCGCTCACGCTGAGGGTGGAAAGGAGCGGCAGATTCACCTCGTCGAGGGCGCCGGCTTCAACGCCAAGAATCGTTACTCGATGCCGGACGCAGTGCCTTATCGAAAAGGGCAGGGCTACGCAGAGTTGGCGAAGCACTTCCCGGCGCCCACGGGAGTGGCGGCCTAGCTGTGAAAGCCGACAACGACAACGAACAGCTTCCGCGTACTCGCGCGGAAGCGGCAAGTCTCGGGATAAAGCACTACTTCACAGGCCAGCCTTGCAAGCGCGGGCACATGGAGAAACGGCTAACCAGCAGCGGGCAATGCAAAGAGTGCGCCCGAACGTTGCAGCGTGCCGCATACCCAAGAAGGATTGAGAAAATCCTGTCTTATCAGTCGGAGTATAGGGACAGGAACAGGGAAAAGATTCGTGCTTACGCAAAGGAATGGAGGAAAAAAAATCCAGAGAAGTTTCTGATCGCCATAGATAGATGGAGGGACGAAAATCCAGATTATCGTAGCAGCAATCTGGAGCACTTCAGAAAGAAAGACAAAGAGTATCAGGCGAGAAGGCGCTCCACCCCAAAGGGGAGAATAGATGACGCAATCTCAGCAGGAATTAGAGATACTCTGAAAAGGGGACAAAAACGCGGCACAAGATGGGAAATGCTTGTCGGCTACAGCGTCGACGAACTCATGATGCATCTTGAGAAACGTTTTGAGCCAGGGATGAGTTGGGACAATTACGGTGAATGGCACATGGATCACCGTATACCCAAGACCGCATTCAACTATGAGACAGTAGACGACATCGATTTCAAGAGATGTTGGGCGCTAGAAAACCTGCGCCCAATGTGGGCGAAGGAAAACATGCGCAAAGGGGCAAAACTGGATGCTCCATTCCAACCAAGCTTGTTGATCGCAACCAACGACAACAAGAAAAACACCACACCACAGGAGACCACGAATGGCTAATCTTGGAACTAAGTTCAATGCGCAGGATCACGACACAGAACAACGCGACTACGAGGAGCTCCCGAATGGAATCTACTCCTTGGAGATTGAGGCGAGCGATGTAGCGCCCAACAAAGCTGGCACTGGTACCGTCCTGAAAACCACGATGACAGTGATTGAGCCCGAACCCTACAAAGGGCGCAAGTTGTTCACCCAATTCAACATTGAACACAACAATCCCCAGGTTCAGGAGATCGCGCAAAGACAATTCGCTAGCCTTTGCCGCGCAATGTCCGTGGACAGCGTAGAAGATTCTGAACAGCTTCATTTCCTCGCGTTTACCGCCAAGGTCGGACTTGGGAAGCCGTCCAAAGACGGCCAATATCCAGCTCGTGCAGAAATTCGGCGTTATTACTTTCCCGATGAAGGAAACGTCCCAGCCCCGGCTATCGACGCCAACCAGCCTGCGCCACAGCCAGCGGCCGCTAACGACAACCGCCGCACCGCAGCCAGCAACGACAACAAGCCTGCCGCTGCGGCTGCCGCTGGAACGACGCGCCGGCCTTGGGGGGGCAAGTAACCATCAGCGCGGGCTGCCTCACCAGCGGCCCGCTATTTCACCACATCACCGAGGAGACACCCATGCACCTTGTCATCCACAAGGAAGACCTGACGCGTGCGCTTGCCGCCACGACGAAGGTCGTCGAAGCAAGATCCACCATCCCCATCCTGTCGAGTGCCCAGCTTGCTGCCGCAGGCGACGGGCTTGCGATAACGGCGACCGACCTCGACATCAGCGCCACTGCAGGCGTGCCGGCGGAGGTCGCCAAGCCCGGCAACATCTGCGTTAGCGCCAAGCTGCTCAACGACATCGCCCGCAAGGCGACCGGCGACATTACTATGTCTCTGGAGGGTGACAAACTTTCGGTCAAATCCGGCCGCTCGCGTTTTTCGCTTTCGACGCTGTCGGCAGAAGACTTCCCGACGCTTGGCGAAGACAAGTTCGACGCTGAATTCGAGATCGATCTGGCCGCACTGTTTGCACCGGTGTCGTTCGCGATCTCGACAGAGGAAACGCGCTATTATCTGAACGGCGTGTTCTTCAAGGGCGGCAGCAAGTCGGAAGCAGTTGCCACCGACGGCCATCGTCTCGGACGTAACATCGGCCCTGAGTTGCCAACCTTCGATGGCGTCATCGTACCCCGTAAGACCGTCGGCCTGCTTCCGAAGGGCAAGGTGCAGGTGGCCGTCAGCCAGCAGAAAATCCGCATCGTGTCGGACGACGTGCGCATCACGTCGAAGCTGATCGACGGCACATTTCCTGACTACGAGCGCGTCATTCCTACGAGCAACGAACGTGTCATCACCGTTGATCGTGACGCGCTGATGAAGGCGTCTGACCGGGTTTCGACCGTGTCGTCTGAACGCGGCCGCGCCGTGAAGTTCAGCATCGCGCCAGGCAGCATCGCGCTTGCTGTCGCGGCGGGCGAGGCGTCGGCAAATGACGAAGTCGAGGCAGAATACAGCGGAGAGCCGATGGATATCGGTTTCAACGCGGCTTACGTCCGCGACGTGCTCAACGTGTTGCCGACCGGTCCGGTCAAGCTGGCCTTGCAGGATGGCGGCACGCCGGGGCTGATCACGTCCGATGGCTTTGAGGGGCTGACGCTCGTTTGCATGCCGATGAGGGTGTAGACGATGGTAGCCGTTTTTATTTTCGCTTCTGGGGTGGGGTCATAATGGCCCCATTACCCAAGCCGGAATCCAACACTGTCAGAGCTATATACCAAGCCTACGAAGCCGCAGCCTCATCATGGGACAGCCTCGGCATATCCGTCGGCGAGGCCAACAACCCATGTGATCGCGCCCTTTGGTACAGCTTCCGCTGGGCATCACCGCTTGAAAAGCATCACGGCCGTCAGCTGCGATTGTTCGAAACCGGGAATCTTGAGGAATCGCGATTGGTCGAAGACCTCGAACGCGTCGGCGTCGATGTCTATGGCCAGCAGGACAAGATCAGGCTGGTGCAGGGCCACGTCCGCGGCAAGTGCGACGGCAAGGCCATGGGCGTCGTCGAGGCGCCTAAGACCGAGCATTTGCTCGAATTCAAGTCCAGCAATGCGAAGGGCATGAAGGAGATAGTCAAGAAAGGATGCAAGGAAGCGAAACCGCTCCACTACGGCCAGTGCCAGCTCGGCATGCATGCCTTTGGTCTGTCTCGCTGCCTCTATCTCGTCAGCTGCAAGGATGACGACACGCTATACGCTGAACGCATCGAATACGATCCGGAGTTCTGCTTGCGCCTGCTGGCGCGGTTAGAACGCATCATTAATTCGCCTGAGCCGCCGTCGCGCATCAACCATGCCCCGGACTGGTTTGAGTGCGCCTTCTGCAAACACAAGCCTGTGTGCAAGGAGAGTGCATGGCCACGCGTCACCTGTCGATCCTGCATTCACTCGTCGCCAGAAATGGGCGGCGACGGTCATTGGTCCTGCGCACGCTGGGCAAAGCCGATTTCATTCGACGAGCAAAAGGAAGGCTGCCCCACGCATCTCACCATCCCGGCTCTTGTGCCAGGCGAACAAACGGATTGCGACGAGGAAGCTGAGACGATCACGTACGTGCTGCGAGACGGCACGACATGGATTGATGGCGCCACCAACGCCTAACACCACATGAGGAGACCACCATGCCGCTTGTTGCACGCACGCCGCTTGTAGCTGCCAATGATAACAATCTGCGCAGTCCCGAGTTCGACCGCAAGCTTCTGGCCTACGAGCCGGCTTTACGAAGACTGGCGCGAAAGATCACAAAGAACGAAGACGCGGCCGACGAACTGTTTCAGTCGGCGATGGTCGTCATGTTGCGCCGTCATCGGGAATGCCGGCTTGAGACCTTTTGGACATGGGCCGTCCTCTGTGTTCGGGGTACGGCCCAGGAATTCGTTCGCACAAATTCCACCAAGTCGCGGTCCGCTGAGGTCTGCAGTCTCTCGGCCTTTGAGGAACTGCCGGGTTCCACTGATCCGCACCAGGAGGAGGGCACCGACCTGTCTCGCGTTGTTTCCCTGCTGGAAGGCCGCAATGGCACGATGCTGATGCGCCGGGCGATGGGCGAGACGCTGGAAGCTATCGGCAACGACCACGGCCTCACCAAGGAGCGCGTGCGCCAGATCGTCATCAAGGAGCGGGCGAGGGTGCTTGGGCTGCTGCGGGAGGCGGGTTAGTCCAAAACGTCGAATCCTGTCGAGGCAAACGCAACTCGAACCTGCTTCGATCCGTGCATACGGTAATGGACGATGAAGCCCAGTACAAAACCGCCCTGCTGATTCTGGTCGAGAAATCTTACGTTGAAAACGCTCGTGGATACTGCAGGCATATCACTCGAGAAGCGCCCAGCGAGACGGAAAGGAACGTCAAATACGTGCTCACGCTTTTTCTCGATTACTACGTCGTAAAGTGCGGCAACAAGATCGCGAACTTCTTCCGCTCCACGGTGAATAAGCACCCAGTCAGGGTACTCCAACCTGATGCTTTGGACATAGAGCGGTAGCCGATTGTGGTTGACTATCTCGATGGCGACCCTGTGGCGGTAGTTTTTCCCATCGTCTGGTAGCTGATAGGCGCTGAATACAGGCTCTACGTCTCCGAGAACCGCGTCCGCTTGTCTTTTGGCTTGGCGCGCCGACGAAAAAGCAAAAGCAGCCGCGAGAATTGCGGCGAGCGCAGATAACCCTGCAATCCAATCGTTTATCTCAAGGTCTGGAATCTCGTATGCTCCAACTTCGCCACTACCAAGAAGAAGCAGAAAACGCCGTTTTCGACTACTGGTCAACGACGGCTGGCAATCCGCTTGTGGATCTCGCGACAGGCTGCGGGAAGTCGCTGCTGATGGCTTCGCTCATCAAGAGGCTGGTTGAAGGATGGCCGGACATGCGCATCCTTGTCGCTACCCACGTCGCCGAGCTGATCGAGCAGAATTACCTTGAGCTGCTTGGCATCTGGCCTTTCGCGCCGGCGGGGATTTTCTCTGCTGGTCTCGGCCGCCGTGACGCGCGTAGCCAAATCATCTTCGCCGGCATCCAGACCGTGCACAGTAAAGCTGAACTCATCGGGCATATCGACGTGCTGATGGTAGACGAGTGCCATCTGATCCCCGCCAACAGCAACACGATGTACGGCCGTTTCATCGCGGCCCTGCGAGCGATCAATCCGGATATGAAAATCCTGGGGCTCACCGCCACGCCTTACCGGCTGGACACAGGCCGGTTGGATGAGGGCGATGATCGGCTGTTCGACCAGATCGTCTATACCTACGGCATCGCCGATGGTGTTGCTGACGGCTATCTCGCACCGCTTTCGTCCAAGGCTACTGCCACGACGTTCGACATGAAGGGCGTCGGAAGGCAGGGCGGCGACTATAAGCAATCCGCGTTGCAGGCTGCCGTGGACAAGATGGACGTCACGCGTTCCGCCGTGGACGAGATCGTCGCAAAGGGCGCCGACCGCAAGTCCTGGCTTTGCTTCTGCTCCGGCGTCGAACACGCCGAGCACGTGCGTGACGAAATCCGTTCGCGCGGCATCTCCTGCGAGATGATTAGCGGCGAAACGCCGAAGGATGAGCGCCGGCGCATCATCGAGGACTTCAAGTCCTACAAGATCCGCGCGCTGACCAACAACTCGGTTCTGACCACCGGCTTCAATCACAAGGGTGTCGACCTTATCGCGGCATTGCGCCCGACGTTGTCAGTTTCGCTGTACGTGCAGATGATGGGCCGCGGCACTCGCGTCATATACGCGCCTGGCATGCCTCTCGACACGCCTCAGGAGCGCATTGCTGCAATCAAAGCTGGCCCGAAACCTTCGTGCCTTGTGCTGGACTTCGCCGGTCTCGTCGACAAGCACGGACCGGTCGACATGGTGCAGCCAAAGACGCCCAACAAGGGCGACGGCGAAGCGCCAGTGAAGGTTTGCCCGTTCGACGTCGAGGACAAGAATGGTCGCTTCGGCTGTGGCGAGAAGGTGCATGCCTCAGCGCGCACGTGCTCATGCTGCGGCTATGAGTTTGATATCGATGACAGCCCGAAGATTACGGCGACGGCTGCTGATACGCCGATCATGTCGACGGCAGAACCAGAACCCCGCACCGTCACATCGCGCAGCTTCTACTACCACGAAGGGAAGGGCGATAAGCCGCCGTCGGTGAAGGTCAGCTACATGGTCGGCATGACGGCGATCAACGAGTGGGTTTGTCCGCAGCATAGCGGGTTCCCGAAGTCAAAGGCCGATCGATACTGGCGAGCGCATGGCGGTAAGATGCCGTTCCCCAAGACCGTGTTGGAATGGATCGAGCGGCAGGCAGAACTTGCCGACATCGTCGAGATCACGGTTAAGCCGCGCCAGAAGTACTGGGACGTTGTCGGTCATGTGGTCGGCGCGGCCAATGACAATCGAGTGTCACCGGCGAATGACAACGCGCCGGAAGAAGAGGATTGGCGGGTGTTGATGGATGATGACGTGCCGTTCTAATCTTGACAAATTTGTAAAAACGGTATAGCTTCAAACTCTACGCCACACCAATGGCGTCACCACAGTGAGGAGATAGATATGAGCAGAACAACGTACAGGCGTGCCTGCGCTCTGGCTGAGCATTACTTGGCGATTGACCAGCGCGAGATATGGCTCGACGAGAATGACCCACACCTTCCATGGGATAAGGTGACGAGCGTAAAGGCTGGCGGTGGGTATCGTCTCAATGGTCCAACCGGCGTTCGCATCGAAGCCAACGACCCAGCCGGCCTGTCATTCTTGTGGCTCGTGGATTTTGAGTCCCGCGACGCAAATGGGTCCAGCATCAACCAATTTGATCGTGTCGCAATGCTGAACATGGCCAGAAGACTTCCGCCGCATGTCCGCGAGAAGTTTGCACAATTTCTGACCGACGAAGTTCTGCCGGCTGTTCAGCAGCGGACTGCTGAGTTTGAGGAACAGATGAAGAAGCAGCGAGATAGTCTCGAAATCCTGCAGTCGATCATCCTCAACGTCGGAGCCGCAGCATGACCAAACCAGCCAACGACAACTATTTGGCGGCCGACGTCGCCAACCTCGAAGCGCTTTTCGCCGACATGCTGGCCGCATATCCCGAGCTCGAAGCTGACGAAGAGCTTCGCGCTGATATGCTGGAAGGCGAGACCAACTTCCACGCCGTCCTGACGCGCCTCGTAAACGGCGAGCGTGACGCCGACAGTCTGGCCAAAGCCGTGGCCGGTCGCATCTCCGATCTACAGGCGCGCAAGTCACGCGCTGAGCGCCGCAAGGAGGCCATGCGCAGCCTGATGTTCAAGTTGCTGAAGGCTGCCGGCGTGCCGCGCGTGCCGCTGGCAGAAGCAACGATATCCATCGGCAAGAAGGCTGCGTCGGTTGAGATCGTCGACGAGGCCGCGTTGCCCAAGGCCTACGTGCGCGTTTCGACATCGCCCGACAAGACTGCCATTAAGGAAGCGTTGCAGGCTGGGGCGTCTGTTCCAGGGGCGAAGATGGGCGAGGCGGGTGAGCAATTGTCGGTGAGGGTGGCTTGACAATCCACTATCACGGAACGCCGCTCACGCCGCGCTCCGAGTTACTCAAGATGGCAGGCAAACACTTCTGTGTCTCTTATGCCAATCCAGGTGATGCGGAGTGGTGTCTTCAAAACGGCCAGTCGGTGATGTGGGACAACGGCGCCTTCACCTTTTACAGAGGCGGCAAAAAAACAGACTGGACGAAGTACTACAGCTGGCTGGAAAGCAAGCTCGGTCATCCGCATTGGGCAGTAGTGCCGGACGTGATCGATGGAACGGTAGAGGAGCAGCGGGAGCTTGTAGCGCAATGGCCCTTCCCGAAAACGCTTTCCGCTCCTGTTTGGCACACCGGTCTATCGATCGACTACCTTCTTGAGCTCGCCGAAAACTGGCCGAGGATCTGTTTCGGCTCTTCTGGTGCATACTGGCAGGTTGGCTCAGCAGCTTGGGAGAGAAGAACCGACGAGGCATTCAATGCGCTCGAGAAGCGAGGTATTCGTCCTTGGGTACATATGCTTCGCGGCTTGGCGATGTGTGGGGATAGATGGCCATTCGCCAGCGCCGACAGCGTTAACGTGGCGCGAAACTTCAAAGACACACCAATCTGTCCGGAGCGAATGGCGCGACGGATTGATGCCGTGCAGTGCCCCTTTAAGTGGACGCTGAAGACTACCACCAACCACCACAGAGGAGACTTATTCAATGACATCGCGTGCTAACACTGGCGGCTACGAGCCGCGCTTCCAAATCGAACGCACAGACGGACAGCCGATTGCATCTGAACGCCGCTACATGGTTCTATCGTTCGACGGCAGCGATCCTGATGCGGTCGAAGCGCTGCTGCATTATGCTGCCCTAAAAGACTCCGCAAATCCGACTTTGGCTGCAGACCTTCGCGCCCACATCGCCGATCCAGCTAACGCACCGGCCCAGCACCGCTATGCGTAAGTTGGCTCTTTTGGTGGCGGCTTTTGCCGCTACCGTCCCAGCCGCCAATTGGATGATCGGCAACGTTGGGACGGTTTGCTTACCTGGCGGTCCTTGCTTAATTCCTGTTGGCTTTGGGCTAACTGCGCCGTCTGGCGTCCTTCTGGTGGGTGTTGCTTTGGTGCTCCGGGACATGGTGCATGAGGCAGGGGGAGCAAAGGCAGCGATCGCCGCGATTTTTATCGGTGGCGTTCTGTCGGCGTTGTTCGCACCGGCCGCACTCGTTGTCGCTTCTGTGCTGGCCTTTGTTCTGGCTGAACTGGCGGACATGTTCGTCTACGCCCCACTGCGGGAAAAGCGATTAGGGTTGGCGGTTTTTGCGAGTGGCGCCGTAGGCGCAATAGTAGACAGCGTTGTTTTCTTGGCGCTGGCCTTTGGTTCGCTGGAGTATGTAGAGGGGCAAGTGCTTGGCAAGTTGTGGATGAGCCTATTAGCTTTCGCGTTCATCGCAAGCCGCCGGCGCTGGGTGCAGGCATGACCAAAATCCCAACAACCCCGAGACAACACACGCCCACAGTCGACGCCGACCACAACCCGACGACCTGCTTTGTCTGCGGCATGCACGCCTTCGGTATCGGCGTGAACGCCAACGGCCGAGACAAAGACCCTCACTACATCTGCCGGAGGTGCGCCGTGGGCATCGATAATTACAAGAAAATCGATCGCCTCGACGACTACGAGCTGCGTGCCCTGGATGCCGGCGTTGATGCCGTCGGCGAATACATCGCCGAGCACGGCGTGACGGACTTAGCGCATTTCGACGAACTCATGCAGCGCATGATGGTGAAGGCGGCGTGGGAAGGCTGTGCTCGGGGGCTGCGGGCGGCGCTGAGCGAGGCGCCGTTTTGATTGCAATGGTCCCAAAACCTCGCGTATTACTAGTCTTTGATTCTGGGGGAGGGACAATGAAGAGAATTGCTTTTTTGTTGATAATTGGAGCTATCGCATTACCAACTGCCGGCTCCGCAGAGGTCTGGAAATACAAAAACGGAACGAAGATCTCCAACGATGGTGTTTTTGCCGCCTGTGAAACGCCCGATAGTCTCGATGAATTCATGGCGATGATGAAGCTTCAGGCCTATGAATCTATGGCAACGTATTCGCGCTGCATCGTCGTTTCCGACGGACAGTACGAAGGTATTTCATTGGGGGGATACGGGGATTATCTCAAAGTCACGGCGAAAGACCCCGCTGGCAAAGCAATGACTTTTTGGACCCGACGAGGCTATTTTCGATCTGAGAAAGACTGGAAAGTCGATAGATGCGTCGATAACGCAGAAAATAAAAAAGTATCCCCTACGCACTGCTACGAGATGTCCGACAGAGATTCGTGGGATGAATAATGGAGCGGCGCCTCAGACAGCGCCTCTCTTCATCACTTGATTTACATACAGCGTCGACCACCAATCGGCGCTCCCTTACCACCACAGGGGAGACAGATTTGAAAAATGTTGAGTCTGCGAATGGCACCAGCGTGGGCGACGCCTTTTTGATCCGGCTAACTGAGCACGCCCAGCTCGATAGTCTTCATCTTCTCAAGAAGCGTCCCGTTGTAATCGGCGCCATCACTTCCAGAATGAACGCGTCGATGACAGTTGGGGCAGAGGGCGATCACGAATCTCGGGTCGTCTGGCCCACCGTCGGTAAGGCGGCGGATGTGATGGGGCTCGAGGTAGGGCACACCATTCGGTCGGGTAAAGGGAGCGTCGTTCCCACAGCCCTCACATTTGCCGAGAGATCGCGCAACCACGTAATCTCGCACGTCGCGACTTCTGTCAAAGACGCTCGTAGTCACCTGATTTTTTGCCGGTTTCTGGACAGATGCGGCAAAGGCACGCTTTTTGAGCTCATCCAAGGACTTGGCTGTCTGCGGCGAAGCGACCGGCACACTTTCGACGTGATCGAACACCGTGTCGATCGGTCGAAGGGTGAACACTATGGCGTCACGCATATTTCCCAGACGGTCGGGAGCTCTGACGATCTTATGGCCCTCATAAACCATCTCGCTTTCGAACCTTAGGCCTGCCTTTAGTTTAGTGAAGAGCAAGAGGCTTTTGCCGCGGGCCGAATGGCTGGCAATGCCGAGATTGCCCTTCTCCATCTTCATGTCGCCGACTTGGCCCTCGCCAAAGTAATCGAACCTACCATCTGTGGACCACGTGTCATTGTAGCCATGCTCGTGACCTTCTTCGCCTGTGACGATGATCACCAGATTATGTTTCTTCGGGGTGATGATGCCGCCCTGCTGCTGACCGCCGAACGGCGCGTGAATGCTCGCGCGTCTGTTGTAAATGCGACCTTTATCGAATCCCCAGGACATAGCCACCCCTAGCCAAAGTGCGTGTCTGCGTTGTGTAGCAGCCGCCGGCTCGCCTTATCAAGCCAAGGAGACCCCCATTGCAAACGCCGCTTGAACTAGCGCAACATTATGTCGCTCAAGGCTGGCCCGTGTTTCCCTGCCGCTCACGCGCCGAGGAGTATGTCGACCAGGCAACCGGCGAGATCATCACGCTTGGCGAAAAGACGCCTTTGACGCCCAACGGCTTCAAGGGCGCAACGCGCTTTCCGCGCATCATCGAGAGATGGTGGTCGGACTGGCCTGACGCAGCTGTTGGCCTGCCGACGGGCGAGAAGACCGGCTTCTTTGCGCTGGACATCGATAACAAGCCAGGCGGCGCCAACGGCTTTGACTGGCTGACTGAGATGGAAGCCGAGCATGGGCCGCTGCCCGACACGGCACGCGTGAAGAGCCCCAACGGCGGGCTGCACATCTACTTCAAGTACGTCGTCGGCACGCGCAACCGCGGCGCTCTTGGCGCTGGCGTCGATATCCGGTCGGAGGGTGGCTACGTGCTGGCCGCTGGCAGCACGATGGCGAATGGGCGCTCCTACAAGTGGGATACGGACACGTGCGAGATCGCCGACGCTCCTGCGTGGTTGCTCGACCTGCTGTTGCCGAAGTCGGCGCCCGCTCACACGCAATACAGCCTGTCGGCTGCGACCAACAATGCTTATGTTGATGCGGCCGTCGACCGTGAACTGGCGGACCTTGCTGGCGCTCCCATGGGCACGCGCAACAATGCGCTCAACGACGCTGCGTTCTCGATCGGCACTATCGTCGGCGCCGGTGCGATTGGCGAGGCCGAGGCACGTGCGCTGTTGCAGGACGTAGCTCGCGGCTGGGGCAGGGACTGGTCGCGCTGCTGCAAGACGATTGAGAACGGCCTAAAGGCTGGCATCCAGAACCCGCGCCATATTCCGGAGCCTGACTTCCCGGCGCACGACAACACGCGTCTCGTGGACATCACGCGGATGATCCAACGTGGCCTTGAAAAGGGTAGGCTGCGCGAGCAGGCGGCTGCGGTAGAAGCGGATGTCGTGGCGGAAGCAGTGCCGCAGGCAGAAGAGTCGCCGGTCGGGGACATTGATCCCGCCAACGACAACGCGCCTCCGTCCTCACCAATCACCGCCACCGCGTTCAAATGGATCGACCCCAAGACCCTGCCGCGGCGAGAGTTTGCTTATGGCTCGCACTTCATCCGCAAGTACGTGTCCGTCACGGTGTCGCCGGGCGGTCTGGGCAAGACGTCGAGCAGCATCGCCGAAGCGCTCGCTATGGTGTCTGGCAGGGCGCTGCTTGGCACAAAGCCGCCGAAGCGTCTGCGCACCTGGATATTCAACGCCGAGGATCCGCGTGACGAAATGGAGCGGCGCATCATGGCAGCGTGCATCCATTACAAGCTGAAGCCTGCCGACCTAGAAGGGAATCTGTTCCTGGACAGCGGACGCGAGCAGGAGCTGTGCGTCGCTATCGAAGACAAGAAGGCCGGCGTGCGCATCCAGCAGCCGATCGTCGAAGCCGTGGTCGAGCAGATCGAGCACAACGGCATCGACGTGATGATTGTCGACCCGTTTGTGTCCACGCACGGCGTCAACGAGAACGACAACGGCGCGATCGACAAGGTGGCGAAGCTGTGGGCCCAAATTGCTGACTACACCAACTGCTCGATCGACATCGTGCACCATCTGCGCAAGGTGGCCGACCGGGAGGCAACGGTTGAAGATGCACGCGGTGCTGTGTCACTGATCGGTGCGGCGCGTTCGGTGCGCGTTCTCAACCGCATGTCCGAAGAGCAGGCAGGAGAGGCTGGAATCGATAAGGCTGACCGCTTCGGCTACTTCTACACCACCTATGGCAAGTCGAACCTGACGCCGCTTTCGCACAAGGCCGAGTGGCGCCATCTCGTCTCGACGCCGCTTGGAAACGGGACCGGTCTTGCTCAGCCGCAGGACTTTGCACCTGTCGTGACCGAGTGGCATTGGCCGAGCGCCGAGGAAGTGGCGGGAGACCTGACAGAAGACCAGCGCGCGTCCATTTTGGCGGCCGTGAGCGCGTCCGACTACAAGAAGTCGCCAAAGGCCAAGAACTGGGTCGGAGGCGCTGTAGCGTACGCTGTGGGGCTGGATTTGGACGATAACACGCAGCGCAAGCGTGCGGCCAGCCTTGTGACTGCTCTGATTCGTGAAGGCGCGCTTGTCGAGCGGGAGGAACGGGATCCGGTTAGGCGCGAGTTGGCGGTGTTTGTGAGGGCGGCTTAGGCCGCCCAACAGCTCATCTGTATTCGGGTCCGTGAGAACGTGCGCATCCTTTTGGAATCCCACGCGTTGTTCTCGTTCAACGTGAGCGAGGAGAATTTCATGTCCAAGAGAGAGCTAATCGATACCGGCACTGACAAGCGCTACGTCCGTCGCGATGAAAAAGGTCAGTTCAAGGAGAGCGTCGACGTTGGCCGGTCTCTGTCTGCGGACAAGCGGCACAAGGCAAAGCATGACGCCAAGCCCGGCGAGGGCGATCGCGGCGACCACAAAAAGCACTGAGGCTGTCTATGCAGGATGAGATCAGAATTGAACTCGAGCAGCTCGCCGATAGGTTTGTTCAGAAAGGCCACACGGCCCCAGATGTCCTTGCCGCAATGAAGCAAGCTCTTGATGAATTGACGACTTCGTATGAGGAAGATCCCGATCCCTCAGACGACCCGAAGCAAATAGACGAGCCGGCCAACGATTGGCCGGGCGCCTGACGGGAACCAAAGGCGATGTCGAGAGTTATGTGGCCAGACAGCTTGCGCACTGACCACGGATGTACTGGCAGAACGCGACGAGCGACAGGAAGGCTGGGGCAGTGATGCACCGGCCTTTTTTGTTACGCAAGCGCGGTTTTTACGAGCTGGACCCAGTCGCCGTTGAGCGTAGAGTACGCGCCTCCAACGATGCAGAGCGATGACAACACGCCTAAGATCAAAGCCGCCCAATAGCAGAAGTTCACACCCCAAGTGTGGACGTTCTGACCCGCCCATTGATCTGGGTCCCACAACATTGCCTTGTTCGCCCACGCCTCGTAATTGTTGCTGTGCATCGACCAATTCAACCAAGTGAACAAGCCTGCAAAAAGCGTGAGCATCAGTCCTGAGACGAACCACCACACCGTCCACTGGTAGCGCGCCAGCGCATCTGGTTTGTCCGCAAGTTCACTGAGGAATGTGAAGAGACCAAACAACGCGCCGCCATGGATCAATAGCAAGCTTGCGAGCAACCACCTTCCTAACTGGCTAGCGATATCAAAGGTCGCTCTCTGCATCTCCTTGTAGTCTTTATAGACGATCTCAGCAACTTCAGCTCGCCCCTTCATGAACTGCTTCGGCTCGACAGGAGGTGTGTTGGCGTTAGCTTCGGTCATAATCGCTCTAATGTTTTGGAATGTGTCGGAGTTAGATGTTGCGCGTTTGAAGTAGGCTAGGTTCTCCTCATCGCCTAGTAAGATCTCGATAATGCCGAGGAGCATCTTTGAAGCTAGAGCACCAGAATGGCCGCTGAACTGCCCATCTCGTTTCAGTGCGCAAGCCATTTCTAGCTGATTAAACAACTCAGATAATGCCGCTTCCCGATCTTTGGCTTCTTTTCCATCAAGATCGTTTATTGCCTTGATAATCGAATTGTATGCAGCTCCAACTGCGTTGGCTGAGCTAGCTAAACCGTCCTTTTTCAGTTGCCTCAACACAAACCACAGAGCGATCAGTGAGATTGGCAGGCCCGCAGACGACGCGTAGTCGGCAAGATTGCCAGGCCAAAAGGAAGTTGCGTCACCTACCAAGGCTTAGCTCTGTCCGGTTTTATTATCGGGTCGAGGTTTCGACGCGACCTTATCTCTCAGGTGTTCAAGAGTCAGATTCTTCTGTTCATTGATTTGCCTACTGCCGTGTTCAGATGAGCCTTTACGGCTATCTTTTCCGACATTATTTTTTGGATCTTTGTCATTAGACATTTGGGCGCCCCGAGGAGAAGAATCTAACGCGTATACAACCAAATTCTAATCTGTAATTCAACTTCTAATACCGCCCGGATAGCCCATTTTTTATCCGTGCAGTGTCTGTGCACATCCGGGCGGAGACACCTGCACAGCGCTGCCCGGTTAGTGCACGTTTAGTAGGGTATATATTTATATATACCCCTACACGTGCAACCGTGCAGGGCGGTGTGCCGCGCGCACGGTTCTCAAGATGATTTATTCGGGCAACGTGCACCGGGCAGAAGGGCGGTCAGGGTGCAACCTGATGCTCACCCAAAAATATTTTGAAATTCGACTACCCGTTTTCGGCCAGTTCTCGGAAAGTAAGTGTGTCGCCACCACGACACCGCACCACGAGGAGACGCCCATGGGCAGAGCCACAAGCCAAACCACCCGCATCAATGGCAAGCGCGTCGTCATCCGTACTTCGCCCAAAGGCAAGGTCACTGTCGAAGACGCACCCATCAAGGAAAGCGAAGGGCAGGCGGCCCAGGTTCGCGCCCTGCGGTCGCTGCCGGAGTACGGCCGCCAGTTCCTGCTGGCAGGCGACATGAACAGCGCGAAGCGCGGTCCACGTGCCCAGGCAGACGCAATCGCAACCGGCATGACGCCGGGCGAAGCTGACCTGCGGATCTATCTCAGAGGCGGCGTGCTGAGGATGATCGAGAACAAGGTCGGCAAGGGGCGGCTCTCACCGGCCCAGGTTGAGCGTCACGCGTCTCTGGCGCGGCTCGGGCATGCAGTGGAGGTGGTGCGGTTCACATCAACCACGGAAGCGGCCAGCAAGGCGGTGGCACTCGTCAAAGGATGGCTGGCCGATAACGACAATCACCCAACGTAAGCGCAGCAGCAGTAACACCACAGGGGAGACGATATGGCCAGACATGGATCACTTGCAGAGCAGTTGGCGGCGGTGCGACGCTTCGCCACCGAGCCCGACCATCAGCCCGAGCCGCTACAGACAAATTGGTCTGTCGTGCCAGCCAACGACAACAACCCGGATGAAATCGAAGACCTGAAGCACGATCGCAAAAGGCTGGTTACCCCATCGGTCGCCGAGATCATGAAGAACGCGGAAACAGGCGAGGTTGAGCGCAACGAAGCGGGGCAGGTGGTACGTATCGGACGGCTGCGGTTTAGCGATGGCACCCAGACGGAGAAAGCGTACCGTCTCACCATCGACGGTGGCGTTGAGGAATACGCGGCAAGGATGCCGGCCGGTGCCATGCTTGGATCTCGCGACAAGGTGGATGTTGCGTTAGGCGGAGACGACAATCCGCAAGAGGTCACCGACAGCAACCAATACTTCGCCGACATGCTCGACACGAAGAAGGCCAGATACCTTACCGGCAAAAAGCACAAAGGCCCACGTGTGAGGATGACGGCGGACGAGGCGCGAGCGGAGCTAGCCAAGGCTTACGCCAACACCGACATGAGCAAGGTTACGTTCACCCGCTGTCCCGATGGTCTTCCGTGTGGCTCAGCCAGGATCGCAGATAGCTTTCTGGGAATGCAAAAGACCACATGCGCTGGCGGCGGCTCAATGATGTGGCAGGACATCGTCACTGCGATGGCTGATCGCAAGGAGTGGTTCGATGCGGTTGACGAGCTGAAGAACGAAGACAGGGCGACCCTGGAAGCGGCAAGGACTGCGAGAAACATGGCTGATATCGGCATGAAGGCTGGCCACCAAGGCAAGCAAGCGGAACGGCAAGGGAAGCGCCGACTGATGGCCGCAAACGATAATCTGGTGGCGGCACTACGAAAGGCGGCTTCGTAACGTCCCTTTCTGCGATCTCGGAGAGAGTAATGTGAAGGGGTGGCGCAACGTAGTTGCGAACCCCACCACACTCCGAGCGCTCTAAGCGTCGGACCCATCGCCATGCTGCACTTGTTGCAGCCTCTGAGCTTTGGGTAACTATCACGTGGAGTAGAGCAGTCCGGTAGCTCGCCAGCCTCATAAGCTGGAGGCCGTGAGTTCAAATCTCACCTCCGCAACCAATCCCATGCGCGTTCTCCTCCGCTTGCATGGTGATCGTGCGGCCCGTTCCCTTGGTTGGTTGAGCGGGCCGCTTTTGTTTTGTTCGCGAGTTTCACTCGTCGTCTAAATGCGGACGGCTACAGATCGCGAAGTTCTCGAACTATCTTTCGTCCTAGAACAGCTGTTTCGAGCCAAAGGTCGATCTCCCCTCTTATAACGTTTGCTACACCTTGCGCGCCGAGAGCATCATATGAACCAATTTGCATATCTGCGATTGTGGATCTGATTCCGATGACTCGCGTGTAGAATTTGGCAAGTGATCCCGTGATCGGCCCAAGTGTTCCTATGTTTCCCATATTCGCAGAAAATATTGGGAAAGGATCTTTTGCTTGATCTTGCTCTGACAGCCACCCTTCAACTTTAGGTATCTGGCCATTTTGAGCTTGTGTGAAAAGCATCTCAGCGATGGGAACCCAGCCTCGATGATCTATGATATCGATGTACGCTTCTATCTCCGCAGCAATAGCAAACGCGATTGATTGCTTCTTCTGTTGGCGGTCATAGGTACGCTGCCAGTGCTGGCCAATTAGTGAAATACCAGAGCCAGCTAGAACGCCAACAAAGCCGGTCACAGCAGGCAAGACCTGCAGCCACAAACTCATCTCATCCCCCATATTGCAAGTGCATAACCGTAAGAGTGCACGTCATAAGGGTGTAGCGCAATGCCCAAACCCCACGGCCGCTCAGCGGAAGCCGCGCTTTACCGTCGCCATTATCGCACAGCACGCTGGCAGCGCCTCCGCGAGGCGCAGCTTGCTGCCGAGCCCTTGTGTAGGTTCTGCTTGGCCATCGAGGACGTTACCGAGGCAACGGTGTGCGACCACGTCAAACCGCACAAGGGCGACGAGGCTTTGTTCTACGACCCGGACAACCTGCAATCACTGTGTGCTCCATGCCACGACAAGCTGAAGGCTCGCATCGAGCGAGGCCAGCGGGCCGTGGTCATTGGTGTCGATGGATATCCGGTCGAGGTTGGTGGGTAGGGGGTGCCTCGAAAGTGGCCGACCGCCCACCGCAGGACCGCCGGGGTAACGCAATTCAAATGCAAACACAGATTTTTGCCTAGCGTGCGCGCAAGCGCGCGTGCGCGAGGGGATTCCGCATGTCTGAGAAGAAAAGCCGCGTCGACAGCGTTGATGAGGCCATAAGGATTGCCTCTGCGGCATCTGAGGAGATCCAGTTTCCCGAAAACGTGCCGCTCGACGACGGTGACGTCCCGTTTTTCAAGAACGTCATCGCGGAATACGCCCGCGCCGATTGGTCGGCGCACCAGCTTGAGATTGCCGCGATGCTTGCTCGCACGATGGCCGACCTTGTGAGGGAGCAGGATCTGCTACGCACAGAGGGTTCGGTCGCCGTCACCGAAAAAGGCACTCCGGTCGCGAACCCCCGCAAGTCCGTGGTCCAGATGCATGCTTCTTCCATTCTTTCGTTCCGCCGATCGCTGGCGCTGCATGCGCGCGCCGTACAGGGCGAGGCGAGGGACGCAGCCAAGCGGCGCGACCATGCCAAGGAGATTGAGGCGGGCGCGAGCGTGGATGACGAACTCCTAGCCTAATCGAGGTTGTGAATGCTTTCTGAGGCCGTGGTCGGCGCCATCAAGTGCGGCCCGATCCCGGTTCTGCGCGACTGGCGCGGACTGCCGACGTCGGAGCTCACCCGCGGCGAGAAGATGTGCCGCTTTATCGAAGAGTATTTGGTCGTACCAGAGGGTGCGCTGGTTGGGCAGCCGATCAGGCTGCTGGACTTCCAGGTGGCCTTCATCCTGTCGGTCTATGACAACCCGAACGGCACGTCGCGAGCGTATTTGTCGATCGCGCGAAAGAACTCCAAGACGGCCACTATCGCCTGCCTCTTGCTCGGCCACGTTATTGGCCCTGAGGCGTTTCCAAACAGCCGCATCATGTCGGGCGCGCGTTCTCGCGACCAGGCTGCGGAAGTTTTCAACTACGCCAGCAAGATGTTGATGATGTCGCCGCGCCTGAAAGGGCTGTATCGCATCGTCCCGTCCGGCAAGATGATTGTCGGTCTGCGCAAGAACGTCGTTTACCGCGCCAGCTCAGCGGAAGCCAAGAGCGCGCACGGCGGTTCGCCACTGGTCGCCATCCTCGATGAGGTCGGCCAGATCAAAGGCCCGCATGACGACTTCGTCGAAGCGATCGTGACGTCGCAAGGCGCTTACGGCGACAAGGCGATGATCTTCGCTATCTCGACGCAGGCGGCGACTGACGGCGACCTCTTCTCGCGATGGCTGGACGATGCCGAGACATCAAAAGCACTACGAACGGTTTCGCACCTCTACACGGCTCCGGCTGATTGCGACGTCCTCGACGAGGAAGCGTGGAAAGCCGCGAACCCCGCGCTTGGTAAGTTCAAATCCGTTTCGTCGATTCGCGATGACGCGGAGCGTGCGGCACGTATGCCGACCGAGGAGGCCAGCTTTCGCTGGCTACATCTCAACCAAAGGATCGATGCCAATGCTCCGTTTGTGTCGCCGGCTATTTGGCGAGCGTGTAACGCTCGAGTTGTGGACTTTGATGGTCTCCCTGTCTTTGGTGGGCTCGACCTTTCTGAGGTGAGCGACCTGACTGCTCTGGTGCTCATGGCGCCGAAGGAGCAGGAAGGCAAAACCATCTGGCACGTTAAACCGACGTTCTGGCTGCCCGGCGACGGCATACGAGCGAAAGCTAAGGCCGACCGTGTGCCTTACGATGTCTGGCATAAGGATGGACATCTCGAAGCAGCTCCAGGCAGAACCGTCGACTACGAGTTTGTTGCGCATTATCTGCGCGACCAGTTCGAAGAGATGGATATCCGCAAGATCGCGTTCGACCGGTGGAATTTCCGACATCTGAAGCCATGGCTGCAAAAGGCTGGCTTCACCGACGATCAGCTAGAAGGCGACGACGCTGTTTTCCAGCCTTTCGGGCAGGGCTTCCAGTCGATGTCTCCGGCACTTCGCGAGCTTGAGAGCATCATCCTGAACGGCAATCTGGCCCACGGCGACCATCCAGTTCTGACTATGTGCATGATGAACGCCACCGTTAAAGCGGATCCAGCCGGCAATCGCAAGCTCGTCAAACATAACCGCGAGCGCCGTATCGATGGCGCAGTCGCCTTGGCAATGGCAACGGCGATGGCCGGAACCTACGAGGGCTCCTCTGCAGCCTATTCACCTTGGGACGACCCAGATTTTTCCATCACAAAGGCGGCATAAATGGCTGTAAAAGACTGGTTTAGCCGCCGCGCAGCGGAAAAACCTGCGGAAAACCGCGCAAATATCGAAAGCCCGTCTGTGCCGGTGAGTGCCGAGAACTTTATGGCGTTCTTTGGCGTGCAGCAGGCCAGTCTGCCACGCGTAACGATCGATGCAGCTTTGACGGTCCCTGCGGTTCTTGCGGCGGTCGCCTTCATGTCAAGGACGCTTGCCGCTATCCCGCGGCACGCGTATCGAGACACGAAGGACGGCGCCAAACGCGTCGGAGGCAGGCTTGAGGTTGTCGTCAACCGGGCGCCAAACGAGACAATGGGCTCGTTTGCTTTCTGGCAGTGGTTTTGGCAGCAGGTTTTCACAGGTGGCCGCGGACTAGCCTACATCGAGCGCACGGCGCAGGGCGTGGATTCGCTCTGGCCTATGGATCCGTCGAAGACGGTCATCAAGCGCACTGGTTTTAAGACGGTCTATCAGTTTGACGGCAGGGATTACCCCGCCGAGGACGTGATTGACGTTCCGTTTATGCTTCACTCCGACGGCGTCAAGCATTACGGCCCGGTACAGCGCGCAACCAAGGCAATCCAGCTCGCGATTGCCATGAACGACTACGGCTCGAATTTCTTCGCTGGTGGCGGCGTTCCTCCGCTTTCGCTGGAAGGACCGCTTCCGGCTGGCGCCGAAGCGATGAAGCGAGCGCAGGCAGACATCAAGCGGTCTGTCGATGCTGCCAAGGATGCAAGCGAGCCGATCTTCCCGATCCCGGCCGGCTACAAATTGCAGCCAGTCGGAATTGACCCGGCCAAAGGCCAGATGGTCGAGGCCCGACGATTCCAAGTCGAGGAAATCGCGCGTGCATGGCAGCTTCCGCCTGTGTTTCTGCAGGACCTCTCCCGTGCGACGTTTAGCAACGCCGAGCAGCAGGACTTGCACCTCGTAAAGCACCTGATCGGCCAGTGGACCAAGGCGCTTGAGGATGAAATTAACCTCAAGTTTTTTGGTCGCTCCGGCAATGGTCGATATGTCGAGCACAATCTCGATGGGCTGATGCGTGGCGACTTCAAGAGCCGCATCGAAGGCTTGGCGCGAGCAATCCAGACGGCGCAAATTACGCCTAACGAGGCACGCGCGCTCGAGAACAGGCCGGCGATGAAGGATGGCAACGATTTGCTTGTCCAAGGGGCAACCGTGCCGCTTGGACAGCAGCCACTCGACGCTGGGCAAGGTGGGGATTCTCCACAGGCCAACGATAATCAAGACAGCGAGGCGGAAGCCGCATGATCAAAGATATTGAAAAGCGTGGTGGCACGCTTGGCGTTGAAATTCGCGCCGAATCCGACAAGCGAACGCTCGTGGGCTATGCCGTTGTCTGGGATAGTGACACAACGATCGGCGACTACTTTGTCGAGCGCATTGCCAAGGGCGCTTTTACTCGCGCCCTCGGCGGTGACGTGCTTGCGCTAGTCAACCATGACTGGGGTCGCGTTATCGGCCGCACGAAGAGCAAGACGCTCAGGCTGCAGGAAGATGAGCGCGGCCTCAAGGTCGAGATCGATGTTCCGAACACGACAGACGGCAACGACCTATGGGAGCTTGTCGAGCGCGGAGACGTGAGCGGGATGTCATTCGCGTTTCGCGCAACAAAACAGGAGTGGGACGACACTGGCGAATTGCCGAGCCGAACCATTCTTGAGGCGGAGCTTTACGAAGTCACAGCCACGCCAATTCCCGCGTACGAGGACACCACGCTCGCCAAGAGGTCGCTTGAGGTCATGAGGGCCGAGGCAGAGGCAGCGAAGTCTGACGAGCAGCGTAGGGCCGAGAACAAGGCCGCCGCTGCGCGCCGCGTTGCCGAGCGCAAAGCGCGGCACGAGCAAGTAATTCGAGGCATCCGGCAGGACGCTTCGTAGTCACCCGGCAGAGCCGGAGGGCATGGACGACGTCCTGCCATTTCTCAACAACTTCCAAGATTGGAGACAGCATGTCCGTTACGGAACTGCAGGAAAAGCGCGGGCGCCTTGTAACTCAGGCCCGCGAAGCCCTGGATGAAATCACCAAGAATACCGACGAAGCCCGCTCTGCGGAGCTCGACAAGCGCCATGACGACATTATGGCCGAGTTCGACAAGGTCGAAAAGCAGATCGAACGCGAAGAGCGTCAGGCCGCCATTGAGGCTCGCTTCGAAGAACGCGCCCGCAAGGATCGCGAGAACAAGCGCCCTGGCAACGACGGTGAAGCCCGTGGCCAGGATAAGGGTGAAGAGCTCGAGTACCGCTCGGTATTCTACAAGTTCCTCGCTTCTGGCGCCGACCTCGGCGAACTTGATGCCGAAGAGCGCTCTGTGCTCAAGGCTGGCGTACAGTCCACCAAGGAATTCCGCATGCAGACGACCGGCACGAATACCGCCGGCGGCTATACCGTCCCAGTCGAGCTTGCGAACTTCATCGTCAAGACGATGAAGGACTGGGGTCCGATGTACAACGAGGACATCGCGACCGTCATTTCCACCACGTCCGGCAACATCATCAACATTCCCACTGTTGACGACACCGCCGTAACTGCTGAGAAGCACACTGAAGGCACCGCGCTGACGGATGACGGCGGCAAGGACGCCACCTTCGGCCAGAAGCAGCTCGGCGCATACGTTTACGACACCGAGTTCGTGAAGTTTTCCATGGAGCTTGCTGCCGACAGCATCTTCAACATGGAATCGCTTCTGGGCGCTCTGCTCGGCGAACGTCTGGGCCGCATCGCCAATCGCGAACTCACCATCGGTGACGGCACTGGCGACCCGAATGGCGTTGTGACTGCGTCCACCCTCGGCAAGACGGCTACGGCAGCCGCTGCTATCGCGTCCGACGAACTCATCGACCTCCTGCACTCGGTTAATGCGGCTTATCGCCGTTCTCCGAAGGCCCGCTGGCAGTTCGCCGACCTCACGCTGGCTGCCATTCGCAAACTGAAGGACGGCCAGGGCAACTACCTCTGGCAGATGGGCGACATCACCAAGGAGCAGCCAGGCACGCTGCTGGGTTACCGCTACGAGATCAACGACGACGTGCCGCTGATTGCAGCTGGCGCGAAGCCCGTTATCTTCGGCGACTTCTCCAAGTACTTCGTCCGCAAGGTCGGTTCTCCGGTCATCGGTGTACTGCGTGAGCGCTTCTGGCCTGATCTGGGTATCGCTGGTCTCATCCGTTTCGATGGCGAGCTCGGCGATTCTGCGGCGATCAAGCACCTTGTCATGGCTGCTTCCTAATTGAGGATGGCGGGCTTCGGCCCGCCTCCAACTCAAGGAGAAAAGCATGAAACTGAAGCTTTTGATTGGCCTGTCAGGCAATGAATATTCACTGTCACCCGGCGACGAACGCGACTTTGAAGGCGACGAGGCAGAGCGCCTTATCGCCGCCGGCTACGCCGTTAAGGTCGATGAGTCGGGCGACACAGTAACAACCACCAGGCGGAGAGGTAAGGCGAATGTGGTATCCTCCGAAGGTGACGGCACGAACGACTGAACCGGTCTCTCTGGAAGAGGCCAAGAGACAGTTGAGCGTGTTTCATGACGATGACGACACGTTGATTGAGGCGATCGTCGCATCGGCCGTGGATCACGTCGAGAAATACACCGCAACAGCAGTTGCTGTGCAGACGATAGAGGCCAAGTGCGACAGCTTCGCTGATTTCGCGCATGTGCCTGTCGCCCCGCTTACCAGCGTTGCGATTTCGTACGTGGATACTGACGGCGAAAGCCGAACCATCGCCGAAGCAGACTATGAGCTTCGCTCCGATGGCCTTCACGTTTCTATCGTGCCAGCATACGGCAAGCAGTGGCCCGCCCAAAGGCTTGGCTCTCGCATCACTGTGACCTCGCAGGCCGGTTACGAAACGACGCCGCCGGCAATCAAGCACGCTATCCTGCTGTGGGTGGCCGATGCCTACGAGCGACGCGAGAACAGTGTGGATGAGGGCTTCTCGGCGTTCGACGCCTTGCTCTGCAACTTCAGGCGCAATCTCTGATGTGGCTCCGCTTCCATGAACCGTTCGACTGGCGCCAGCCGGGTTTCACGATCGCCTATCCAGTCGGCCTCTACAACGTCACGCGCAAGTGCGCCGCGGCTGCAATAGCGGCTAAGGCTGCCGAACCCACCAAGGATCGACCGAATGCCAAAACGCAAGAGGACGGGCGCAGGCTCGCTGAGTGAGCGCATCGGCTTTGAGGCCGAGGTTGAGGGCGATGATGGGTATGGCGGCGTTGTGGTCGGCTTTGCTGAGCAATTTGTCGAACCGGCCAGACTTGAACCGCGAGTCGGATCGGAAACGGTTATCGCCAGCCGGCTCCAGGGATTGCAGCCCTTCACCATGACTGTCCGCAGCAACGAGCGCACACGCACCGTCACGCCAGCGTGGCGGGCGCGTAACAAGCGCACCGGTGTCGTCTACGCAATCAAGGCTGCGGTTAACATCGACGAACGCAACCAGTGGATCGAGCTGCTTGTGGTGCAGGGGGAGGCGTCGTGATTAAGGCAAAAGTCCTAGGCCGCGAAGCGCTGACGAAGAAGCTCAATCAGGTCGCTCCGCTCGCCAACAAGTACGCCGCCGAAGCGAAGCTACAGATCGCTACCGAAGCCGCCGATAAAATCTCCGACCGAGCGCCGATAAGCAACAGCGCAACGGCCGGCGACTACGCTGCCTCTATACAGGGCGCCAAGATTTCTGACAGACCGACTGCGAAAGCGCTCGTCGGTGCATCGGCCAGCAAGGATCCGGATGCGACTGGCGTTTTCGCCGCTTGGATTTGGCATTTTTTGGAGTTCGGCACACGGCCGCATAACGTTGCGAAGGGTGGCGGTACGGTTGCCGGCAAGAAGCAGGCGGCCGGCGCAAAGATGCATCCTGGCACGCGGGCGCAACCGCATATTTTCCCGACGTGGCGAGCATTTAGGGCCAAAGCGAAGAAGCGCATCAACGACGCCGTCTGGCGTGGCGTAAGGGAGGCCATGAAAAAGTAATGGCTAACCCCGATCTCGAATTACAGGGCGCCATCGTTGCGAGGCTAAAGGCGCGAGCAGGGTTGACGGCGAAGGTGGCGCAAAGAATTTATGACAGACCGCCGACTAACGCACCGTTCCCATACGTCGAATACGGCGAAAGCCAAGTCATCAGGGATGATGTCGGCTGTTTAAAGTCGAACCTCATCTACGTGACGATCCACGTTTGGTCGCAATACTCCGGAGGCTTTAAGGAGCTAAAGGAAATCATTCACGAGGTCGTCGAGGCTCTGGATGAAGCGCCATTAGTGCTGCCCTCACATCGATTGATATCGATCACGCGGCAAGACACCCGTCATTTCAAAGACCCGGACGAAGTCACGACCCACGGTGTCGTCGAGTTTGTCGCGCGCGTCGAGACACCGGCCTGATTGGCCACCAACCCCTACTTTTTGAGGTTTACAAATGGCCGACGGTCAACAGATTGGTCGTACGCTGCTCATCCAGATCGGTGACGGCGAAACTCCCGAAGTCTTTTCGAACCTGTGCGGTCTCACGACCCGCAGTTTCAATATGTCCGCCAATGAGGTCGACACGACCATCACGGACTGCGTCAATCCAGAGAATACGCCGCAGAAAACAGCAGAGCCGGGCATCAAGAATCGCACGTTCTCTGGTTCAGGCAAGTTCGTTAAGAGCGCTTCGAACACCGCGTTCATGACGCACGTCAACGACGCGACCAAATTCAATGCCAAGGTGATCGTTCCTGGCCTGGGTACTTACACCGGCCCTTGGTTCGTTTCTGAATTCGAGTTCAGCGGCGAGATGGAGGGCAACATGGAATTCACGGCCACGTTCGTTGCTGCCGGCGTTCTGACGTTCGTTGCGGAGGTGTAATTTGGCCAATGCTGAAAAGCCGTTCCCGCTTGAAGTGAATGGTGCGCGGGGCGAAGTCGGCCTGTTCGTTGGCAAGGTGCCGCTGGTTATCGTTGCCGAGATGGGCGGTCTTGCCGCTGTGTCTTCGCGCCTTTCCTGCAAGAGCATGTCTGATCTGTTTCTTCGCCTTTCAGGCGTCGAGCCGGCCGCTACTGTGGCCGCACTCGACCTGCTTACCGTGCTCGGCGACAAAGTCGCGGCAATTGGTACGCTGAAGCTGAAACACTTCGGTGCCGTCGCCAAGGCTATTTCCGAGGCGCTGTCTCATCATTTCGATGAGGACGACGAGGGAAACGGGGAAGCCGCTCAAAAGGCGGCTTAGAAGAACCTTTCCCTTGGCGCGACTGGCAAAAGATCGCATTCGGCGGCCTCGGCTGGACCCCAGGAATATTCTGGGCGTCTAGCTTGACGGAGTTCACCCTTGCGGTGAAGGGGAAGGCCGAAGCGAACGGAGCCAAAAAGTCCGTGGCGCCACCGTCCGACGAAGAAATGGATGAATTGATCAAGAAGTACGGTGGTTAGGCTAAGCCGGGTTCGGCTTAGCTGAGCAGTCGACCGCGGCGAAGGTCGTGTTCTCATGATTCTTCACGCTTTCGCGGTACACGCTGCATCCGGTAGCTTTTTCGATCGCTTTAGTGTTCCTAACCCAAACCATGGGATCAAGCATCAGGAATGACTGGTCTTTTGGATTGTTCGGCATCGCCTTGTAAGAGCCAGCCTTGTTGCCCATTGGAGAGACGGAAAATTCAATACCGTCGATCTCAACGACTTGCCCGTTTGGATAGTACTGCTCCATTTTGGTGCAGCTCGTAAGGGCTGCGGCCATTGAAGCCGCCATTGCCACCGCTATTTTCATGGTACCCCCCAAAAGATATTATGCTGGCTTCAGCTTGACCGCTGTACCCGTGGCGGCGACGAAAAGGATGCCACCGGTGCTGCCCGTAGCAAGTTGGTTGTAATCTAGGTCGACGGATATCACGGCGTCAGCCCCTACCGCGTAGGCCTCTGACCTGAGGCCATCCAAACACGCGAGACGTGCCTCCTTGAGCGAGGCTTGAGATGAATTTGCCCGACCACCAACGAAATCGCGCCAATTGTTGGACACGTCTTTGAAAATGTTCATGCCGAGGGCAGCTTCGGACGCGACGATCGATATGACGCTATCTACTTCACGGTTGGGCACGCCAATCGAGGTCGTCATGATGATCGACTGCTTTTTGGCGTCGCCGTCGCTTTTCGCGACCGCTTCTTCACAGTCAACGCAGTGGCCGTCTTTCCCGCCCAGATAATAGTCCGTCCCGCATCGTTTGCACTTGGGCATATCCATCCTTCTCGGCTCGCCATTGGCGGGCTTTTTCACGTTAGGACACCGACTTGGCCGGCAACAACAGTGATGATCTGATTATCTCAATCAGCACCGACCTTGCAACCGTAAAGCGTGCGCTAAATCGGCTGGTGTCGGATGTGGGCGCGGCATCTAACGGCATTGAGAAACGTTTTGCCGCTACCGGCAAGTCGATCAACAACTCGCTCACCACCTCGATGCAGGATCGCATCAACAGCATGGTGGGCATCGGTACGACGGCAGCAAAAGAATGGAACGGGGTTCTCGCTGATCAGCAGAAAGAGCTTGATCGCCTCCGCGCCAAATACAGCCCGTTGTTCGCAACAATTTCGAATTATAAGAACGCGGTCGCCGAAATTCGGCAGGCCCATGCCGCCGGCGCAATTTCTGCCAACGAGATGGCGTCTGCGATTCAGAGAGAGCGACAGGCGGCACTTGCGTCGACCGCGGCCATTAAGGGTCGCAACGCCGCGCTAAAGGCTACGGTCACTACAAGTAGCGGCAACAGCTTCAATACCGCAAACATTGCCGCCCAGTTCCAGGACATCGGCGTTACCGCAGCGATGGGGATGTCTCCCATCCAGATCGCCCTTCAGCAGGGCACCCAGCTTTCGGCCGTACTGCAGCAGATAAAGGATAGCGGGCAGGGTGTCGGCCAAGGTCTTGCGGCTGCTTTCGCGTCGGTGATTTCTCCGTTGTCGCTGGTAACGATTGGCGTCATCGCCGCAGGCACAGCGGCATTTCAGTACTTTTCGACGATTATGAGCGAAGGCGATAAGTCCGCCGAAGTGCTCAAACAGCAGGCTGCGCTGATTGCTGCGGTCGCCGAACGCTGGGGCGATGCCGTTCCCGCTTTGCGCGACTACGCCGACCAGCTGAAACGAGCGCAGGATAATGCCGACCTCACCAAGGGCGCCGACATTGTAAATACCAATACGCTCGCTGACGTTCGCAAAGAGGTCGAAAGTACGCGCGCCACCATTGCCGATCTGGTTTCGCAACTTCAGTCTGCAGGTGAAGAAGCTGACGTTATCAAGAACCTCCAGTCAGCATTCAATGACTTCGCGAAGGCTGCCGAAGAAGGCAAGGCACAGACTGAAGATGTCGACCGTGTGCAGGCTGCTCTAAGTGCGGCGATCAACAGCACTGGTATTCCTGCACTCGCTGAGTTCGCCAAATACTTCTCCACACTCTCAGCGGCAGCGCTGACTGCAGCGGATAGCGTCCAAAAGGTCAATGAGGTCACCTCTGTTGCGACCTCCAGGATCAATGACCCGAGGACGTGGCGCGGTGCAGGCCAGCAGGATTCCCAATTCGGCGCAGACGCCACAATCCAAGGAACGCAGTTTCCACTACCGGACAACGGCCCCACACCAGAACGCCGCCCATCCGATCTGGACACAGACAAAAACAGAGGTTTCGGCACGCCGAAGCGGGCAAGGGCTCCAAAGAAGACGGCCTCTGACCGCTTCGCAGAAGATCTTCAGGCTGTTCGAGATAGGACTGAGGCGTTGCGCCAGGAAATGAACCTTATTGGCTTGTCCAATGAGGCTCAAGTTAAGCGCCGCACCGCCCTAGATTTAGAGCAAAAGGCGCTGGCTGACCTTCGCGAAGAGGCGCGCAAGAAGGGCGAAAAAGACCTCGAAAGCATCAAGCTTTCGCCCGACAAGATTGCTGCAATCGAGCAGGAGTCTGCTGCATATGCTCGGCAATCCGAGGCGCTTAGAAAAGCGCAAGAGGAACAGCAAAAGCTGAACGAGTGGAACAACGTCGCGAGAGACGCAACGCGCGGCTTTATCGACGATTTGATCCATGGCGAGAGTGCCGCGGATGCATTTGCTGGCGCGCTCAGCCGCATTGCGGACGCGCTCCTGGACGATGTGCTCAACAGCATCTTCAAAGTGAACAGCGCGGCTGGCGGCAGTGGCGGGCTTCTGGGAGGACTGCTTGATCTATTCGGCGGTGGTGCGTCTCGTTACGCCGGCCTGTCAGGTGGGCTTTTCTCAGAGGGCGGATTCACTGGTCCGGGCGGCAAATACCAGCCTGCAGGCATCGTGCACAAAGGCGAGGTCGTGTGGTCCCAAGCCGATGTGGCGCGGGCCGGTGGAGTAGGGGCAGTTGAAGCACTCCGTAAAGGCTACGCCAACGGTGGCGCAGTAGGCGTGTCTGTCCCGACAATTCCCTCACTAAGGCCAGCCAACGACAACGCAGTGAAGGTCAACTACGCACCCGTCATCGACGCGCGTGGTGCTGATGCTGCCGCTGTGGCCAGGCTGGAAAAGGTTGTCGCAAAGCAGGGTGCAGAAATGCAAGGCCGCGTCGAAGCCGCCGTTCGATCGGCTCAGAAGCGAAACGTGAAGTTGGGGTAAGGCATGACAATCACATATCCGCTCCCAACTTCGTTTTTCGATGAGTTCCCCGGCTGGTCGACTGAGTTCAACCTGCTCTGGCGACAGGAGCAGTCGCGCACAGCAGGAGGCCGAACTGTCGTTAAGGACATGGGCTCGCCGCTCTGGCAGATGACGGCACAATCGCGATCGATGAAGCCGAACGAGTTGGATTACTGGCGCGCGCGGCTCACCAGCTTGGAGAACGGGCTGAAGACGTTCCGCGCATTCCCGAAGTCGCGCTGCTTCCCGGTGGCTTATCCGAATGGCAGTTGGCCAACCGGGAGCGCATTTGCCGGGGTAGGGCAGGTGGCTACGATTGCGAGTAACCGCAAGGCAATCTCGCTGTCGGGTCTTCCCGCTGGCTACAAGGTCTCGGTAGGCGATTACGTCCAGATTGGCGACAAAGACCTGCATATGGTGATGGAGCCTATGACGGCCAGCGCAGGCGGAGTGACAACGCAGTTTGAGGTTCGTCCGCATCTATGGCCCGGTGTCACGGCGCCTGTGGCGGCGACGCTGGTAAAGCCTTCCTGCATCATGGCGATCGTGCCCGGCTCAATCTCGACAACAGCCGACATGGCCACCGGTCGCGGCACGGTCACGTTTCAGGCGATCGAAGCCCGCTAAGAGAAATCAATGAGAAACATCTCAGCAGAAAACCTTGCTGCGCTTGAGGCGCGGCAACTGGTGGCGCGTGACTTCCTCTGGTTCGTTGCGCGCGATCGGACGACTGGTGCGCCGGTTACCGACGGCATGTGGTCGGACGTTGGAAACGTGTCAGCCGCCGTCGTGCATCCGGACACAGGACTGCCGGTTACGCGTGACTGGTATGGCTCCGGCACGCTGGTGCAGATCGATGACATTCCGCTCGTTGCCAATCTCTCGGTACAGAACGTCAACATTCGCCTGTCTCAGGTAAGCGAGCACGTGCAGACGCTGGTGCGGCAGTATGATTGCCGTCAGGCCCGCGTCGAGATCTACCGAGGCTTGTTCGATCCGGATAGCCGCCAGATGGTCGCACCGGCTGAATGCCGCTTCGTTGGCTTCGTCGATACCATCACGATCAACACGCCTTCCGAAAATGAGGAAGGCAGCGTGACGATGGTTTGCGCTAGCCACACGCAGGAAATGACGCGGTCCAATCCGTCGACGCGCAGCCATGCCACGCAGGTGCTGCGACAGGCCGGTGATGCTTTCTACACCGACGCTGACACCTCGTCCGAATGGGAATTCTTCTGGGGCTCCGAAAAAGGCAAGGTCGCCACTCAAAAGAAGCGCAAGAAGCTGTTCGGTATATTCTGATGGATATCCGGTTCGCAAAGCGCAAGGACCGTGACCGCATTGTGGCACTTCTTCGGGAAAGCCATGAAGCCGCCGGGTTCACCTTCCCGTTCCAAGCTTCTTACGCCGATCGACTGTTTCAACAGCATCTGGCCTCGGACAAGGCCTGCGTTCTTGTCGCAGGCGAGCGCCCGCAAGGTGTGTTGATGGCCTGTGCTTTCGAGCACCCATTCGGCGCCGGTCGCATTGCCAAGGAAACGGTCTGGTACGTCACTCCATCGGCACGCGGTCGGGGAGCGATCAAGATGCTTGATGCTTACGAGGCGTGGGCGCGATCAGTCGGCTGTGTCTCTGCCGGCATGGCTTCGCTGGCAACCAATGACGTCTCCAGCCTTTACGAGCGGTGCGGCTACAGCGCTGTCGAAACACACTTCATGAAGCCGCTATAGCGGCATTCCTTCGGCGCCATCCGCGCCCCGCGCGCATCGCGCATCCCAAGGAAAATCGATGGCTATTTTCACGGCTATTGCATCCGTTTTTACGGCTGTGGGCAGTTTTATTGGCGGCCTTGGCGCAGTCGGCGCGTTCCTTTTGAAAACTGCCGTTGGCCTCGGCGTCAGCCTTCTCGCGCAGTCTCTCGCTGGCAAGCCAAAAGACCCGACGTTCTCCATAAACGGCACACTGCAGGGCGGCGGCGATGTTGCTCGCTCGTTCATCATGGGCCGCACTGCTACCGCTGGTTCGCTGGTGTTCGTTAATACCTGGGGGCAGGACGGCGACACACCGAACGCCTACCTCACGCAGGTTATTGCCCTGTCGGATTTGCCCGTGCGCGGCCTTGCCGAGGTCTGGGTCAATGGCGAGCTCGTAACGTTCGGCGGGCTGACGGATCGCGGCTATGCGGTCAACGAGTATCCGGACAGCCTCTGGGTCAAGTTCTACGACGGCACCCAGACGACTGCCGATAGCTTCCTGTTTACGTCGGTTTCCAACGGCAACAGGTGGTGGAACCCGGATCGCATCGGGCGCGGCGTTGCTTATGCGATCGTAACGGCTCGCGTCTCGAAGAACATGTTTTCGGGCGTGCCGTCCTTCAAGTTCGTGCTCGAAGGGCTGCGCCTATACGACATCTCGCGTGACAGCACGCAAGGCGGTGTCGGTCCGCAGCGATTTGCAGATCCAGCGACATGGGGCGGGGACGGTGACTTCCTGCCTGCAGTGCAGATCTACAATCTGCTGCGCGGCATCACCTATAACGGCCAGTGGTTCTATGGTCTCCAAAACCTCTCCTCTTCACGCCTGCCTGCCGCAGCGTGGATTGCGCAGATCGAGAAGCATCGCGCCGGTACGCTGGAATCGACGGGATGGGTTAACACCTACCGCAGTGGTGGCGAGATCCAGGTTGACGCACCTCTGACCTCCGCCGTCGAAGCGTTGCTGACGGCTTGCCAAGGCAGGATTTCGGAAGTCGGTGGCGTCTACTATCTCCACTCCGGTGCACCTGACGCTCCCGTTATCGCCTTCACGGACGACGATATCCTGTCGACGGAAGAGCAGGAGTTCACGCCGTTCCTCGGACTGGCTGACACCATCAACGGGGTTTCGGCAAACTATCCGTCGCCGGCAGATGGCTGGGTCGCCAAGACCGCACCGCCGCTCTATCGAACGGACCTTGAAGCGATCGACGGCAATCGCCGACTGATGGCCGACGTCGACCTGAACTTCGTTCCTTATCCGGAGCAGGTTCAGCGCTTGATGAAGTCGGCGCTTGAGGAGGCGCGACGCTTCCGCAGGCATACGGTCGTCTTGCCGCCGAAGTTCTGGGCCTACGCAACACCGGGAACGGTGTTTTCGTGGACGTCGGAACGCAACGGCTACATCGCCAAGCTGGTGCGGATCGACGGCGTTGCTGATCGTGCGAACCTCGACGTGATGATCGACATCACTGAGGTGGATCCGGCTGACTACGATTGGAGCAGCGATACCGAGTTCAAGCCGCCTGTTGACGGCCAGCTTGGTGTCATTCGTCCGACGCCACAGCCGATTGTCGACTGGTTCGCAGAACCGGCCACGGTCAAGGATAGCTCCGGAGAGGATCGCCGGCCGGCTATTCGGCTGACCTGGGACAACAGCGATGGGCGGCTAGATGACGTCATCGGCATCGAATATGAGGTGAGACTACAGGCCACGCTGGAGAAAATCTCCGAAGGCCGCACAGACCAGCCCCAGGTTGGCTCTATGCTTATCTCGCAAAGCCTCCTTCCGGCCGAAAGCTACGTTGTCCGCGGTCGATACATTCCTGGCGGCGACAGGCCGGTGTTGTGGTCTGGGTTTATTCCCGTCATCACGCCGAACATCCTGCTCTCTGACAAGGATGTGTTCGTTGATATCGATCTGACGGGTGTTGAGGAAGCGCTCGGCTGGCTCCGCAATAGCACGCGAACAGCGCAGGATGCCATCGACGGCCTCATCGCCGTGCAGATGGAACTGGCAACGGTCGCGTACAAAGACACGCGGAAGCTTGCCAGAGAACTTTCTGTCGAGCTTGGCGCGGCCCGCGCTGAATATCGTGAGGATATCCAGCTTGCTGTCAACGAAACCATGGCCGTCGCGGGCAAGGTCGAAACGCTAACGGCAGCAC